CACTACGACTTGTGAATACTTGACTTTTAAGGGTAAGCACACTGATACTGGTCCAGTCAATATAGTTGTCGGTAGTCTGTAATTCTAAACTGGGATTAAACAGCACAGAGATTTGTTCCCATAACTGTAATTTTTGATCGGTGTTAGTAGTCCAAATGTCAGCAGCAAAATCTGCTAGATATGGGACTGGCATCATACGTTCTACAGTAAAATTGCTACCTTGTGTGTTGAGATATTGATTACCGTTGGCATCTATTGCACGTTCTCTAATATTTACAGTGTTGACAAAAGTAGGTTCCTGCATTCTAGCGCGATCATATTGTAAATCTTTAATATAGCAAGCAATAAACGGCGCACTAGGAATTGTGTTTTCACTGTTTTTCTTTAACAAACTGGAAACTTGTCGATTCATGTCTCCATATCTTACCGGAACGCGAGTTAATCGCCCTCGAGCATCCTTTACACTGAAGTTGCTCATTATACGCATAAATTGTGTCAGGTATCTTTTGACCTGACCATCATAAAACCAATCACTCATATTAGTTGTCTGCCTTAGGTCTCAATGCTTTACTTAATGCTTGTCTTTCAACTACAACTTCGCCATTGATGGTGGCTGTGTTGGTATTGTTAATAAATGACATTTTTTGTGTTTGACGCACCTGATGTCCAGCATAGGTACCACCGGCGGCATCTTGATTGCCTACATTAGTTAGTGTCATGCGTACATTGTCTTCAAATTTGATCCAATGTCTGCCATCATATCTATACAATCTGTTAGGCAAATAATCTGTACGAAGGAAAAATTGTCCTAATGTAGGAGTTGCAGGAAATGAAATACCAAATCCATAGGCCGCACCGTTAGGAGGAGTACCATCTCCTTGCAAATATCCCAAATAATAATTGGTGTTGGGTGTTTGCAGAACAACACTGGCATCTAATATCGATAATTCCGCACTGGCATCGGCATACTCTATGCTGGCATCACCAGTATTTTCTCTGGTATCTTCTCTTGTAGGAATAACATATAAATTTTTAGTATCAAACCCGCTAGCAGGAGCGTCTTTTTCTGCTTCGGCAATGATTTGATCGTTGATTTCTATACTGCGTTGATAGGTACTGAGCAGATCCCGTAGAGTACTTCCATTTCCTGCCCCTGCATCACTATCAAGAATTTCCTTAAACTCTTGACTATCAACTAGAGGAACGCATTTAGCACGAAGCAAATGTGGATACCAAGTTTGACTAAATCCCACAGACGGTCTGCTTACATCTTGTATAACATAAAATCTTTTTAATGCTATTAAACTGTCATCCAGAGCATACTCGTCTCGAAGATGGGGTAATTCTATCACATCACCGGGCATGACTTTTCGCTGAATAGTGTCCACTGTACTGCGCAGATGAAAGTGAACCATGATGGTATCATTTTGCAGGAACAATCCAAACTGACTTAAATTAAAATCTAGGTCCTGCATAGTGTAGATGCAGCGCATAACATAGACATCGGGCGCATAATGCCTGTCCCTATTCTCCATAAAAATTAAATCTTGAATACCTAATTCTGGAATAGGATTGGTATTTACAGGAACCGCAGGAGTACTTTCACCTTCTGTAGGATCTACCGGACCCAAATATTTGTGCAAATAAACATCGGTTCCGCCTACTTGAAATTCTTCATTGATGATTCTATCTAGAAATCGAAAATCTTTTCCTTTTTCTGGACGGTATAAACTTAAACGTGGAATTTTAGTTCTCCTTGATCTTATATTTATCGATATAAATACTCATATGAGCGACACAATAAACGAAAGACAACAGGTCATAGAATATATCCAAAGCATGCTAGGCGGCAGCATGGTTGATGTGGAATTAGAACCCAAAGACTATAATATTGCTATAGATCGAGCCCTGGCTAAATTTCGTCAGCGTAGCAGCAACAGTGTTGAGGAAAGTTTCGGGTTTATTACAACCATAACTGATACCAACGATTATATTTTACCCAAGGAAGTGATGAACGTTCGCCAGTTATTTCGTCGCAGTATTGGTAGTCGTACAGGTGGCGGGGATGGCGGTAGTTTATTCGAACCATTTAACTTGGCTTATTCTAACACCTATTTGTTAACTTCCACACATATGGGCGGATTGGCTACCTATTACGCCTTTGCTAGTTATCAAAAACAAGTGGGCAAAATGTTTGGTAGTGATATCAACTTTACCTTTAATGCTACAACCAAACTGTTAACCCTAATGCAGCGCCCGCGCAACGAAGAAGAGTTGTTGGTATGGATGTATAATCATCGCCCAGATTTCAATCTATTACAAGATCCGTATGCAGGCCAGTGGTTAAAAGATTATAGTTTGGCCACTTGCAAACTCATGTTAGGCGAGGCACGAGAAAAATTTGCCAGTATTGCCAGTCCACAAGGCAGCACACAGTTAAACGGCGGCGCGTTAAAAAGCGAAGGCAAGGCCGAAATCGAAGTATTAGAACAAGATTTAATCAATTACAAAGACGGTGGGGCCCCGCTGACCTGGGTCACTGGCTAAATTGAGATTGATTTTTTAACTGATCTGTAATACACTATTACTATCTAGTGGAGATTGCATATGATCGTAGGATTTGTTGGGTTTATCTCGTCAGGAAAAGATACAGCGGCAGATTATCTAGTAAACTACCATGGATTTAGAAGAGATAGTTTTGCTAATACACTGAAAGATGCTGTAGCAGCAGTATTTGGTTGGGATAGAACACTGCTAGAAGGTCGAACCAAAGAAGCCCGAGAATGGAGAGAACAGGTTGACACATGGTGGTCTGCTCGATTGAACATCCCGCATCTTACCCCTAGATGGGTTCTACAATACTGGGGAACCGAAGTTCTACGAGGCGCATTTCATGATGAAATTTGGATTGCTAGTTTAGAAAATAAAATGCGTAAAACACGCGATAACATTGTTATCAGCGATGTTCGTTTCCCAAATGAAATTCTAGCAATTAAACGTGCCGGTGGCATAGTGGTTAGAATTCGTCGTGGTCCCGAACCCGAATGGTATGAGTCTGCGGTAAACTACAACCGCGGACCCAACGGAAATATGAGTTGGGCACACGGACGCAAGCACCTAGAAGATTTGGGCATCCACGCCAGTGAAACCGCATGGATTGGACAGCCAGTAGATGTTGAAATTGCCAATGACAGTTCGATAGAAAATTTATTCTTACAACTGGAATCAGTGGTTAAAAGTCAGGAACTAGATCTCCCTGCCGCCATTGAACACCATCACGATGTAGAATTCTCTGGCAATTAGCACAAACTGTTTTGAGATTAGCAATTCTGTTATTGGTTAAATTGCCGTCGACATAAAATACGTTGAATATTTCTGGATGACGGCTTTTGAATCCGCAACGATCGCACTGATCTCGTTTACAATAGCCGCCTAGTGCCCACAGGGGCCTTTCTTTTTTTAATCCCCTGGCACAGTGATCGCATTTAGATCTATAATAAATTTTGCCTTCTTTGCAATAGTTGATTGCGACCGGTCGTTGTTGACAATTTTTACATAATTTACGCATACAACTGCCCTTTTTGTGCCCTTTTCTTATTTATTAAGCGGGAGATTTTTTATCTCTGCTGCTAAATAATCTAAAGTAATCCATCAGGAGATCAAACAATGGCAACACTACAATCACCGGGCGTACAGGTAAATGTTATCGACGAAAGTTTTTATAACCCTACCGCTCCTGGAACCACACCAATTATTTTTGTAGCAACAGCACAGGATAAAACCAATCCTGGTGGCGGAATTGCACAAGGAACAACTGCTGCTAATAACGGCAAAGTATGGATCATTACCAGCCAAAGAGATTTGGTAGATACATTTGGTAGTCCTGAATTTTATGTTGATAATCAAGGCAATCCAGTTCACGGCAGCGAATTAAACGAATATGGATTACAAGCCGCTTATAGTTTATTGGGTGTTAGTTCCAGAGCATATATTGCCAGAGCAGATGTTGATTTAGGTCAATTGGTTGCCGATACAAGCATTCCTACCGGATCGCCAAAAGCCGGATCTTATTGGACAGACAGCAACGACAGTCTTTATGGTGTATTTGAATGGGATACAACTGCAAAGAGCGGCACAGGTGCATTTGTTGCTAAAACTCCTAAAATAATTGATGATACCAATGCAGCAACCGCTGCTGACACTGACCTGGTACCTGTAGTAGGCGGGTTAAACGAACAGGCAGGCGATTATGCCATGGTAGTTACTTCCGACAACCAAAATGCATTATGGTACAGAACAACCAGTTCATGGGTAGTAGTAGGTAGTACCGGGTGGACTGCTATTGCCAACACAACTACCACAAAAACACTACAAATAAGTCCTCACACTGACTATCCTAATTTTACTGCGTCTACTCCAACTGGCAGTATATGGGTCAAAACAACCACACCCGGACGTGGCGCAAATTGGGCTGTGAAATACTATAGTGGTTCTACACAGACTTGGAATACCGTATCTGCTCCTATCTATGCCAGCACTCCCGAAGCCCTACAAAAATTAGATTCAACTGGTGGAAAAAACATTCCGGTAGGAACACTCTTTATCGAAACCGACTACAATCATGAGGTTAGAAAAAAAGCCACATTTAAAATTTATAGACGTGTTGCCTCTGGCTTAACAGTTGCTTCCTCTAGTGCTGGATCGGTAACTACCAGCAGTACAGTTACTCAAAACTTTAGCATTAGAGCAACCGCTCCTGGTAGCAGTGAATGGAGTAACTCGGCTACCATTACGGTATCTGCATGGACCACCTCCTCCACTGCTAGCATTGCTGAAAGGATTCCAGCAGCAGTTAGTGGTCAATTAACCAATGTAGTTGCCAGTTACAACGAAACAACTAAAAAAGTTACATTTACACATTTAGCAGGTGGCGACATTGAACTAAAAGACGGTGCTAACACTCCTTTAAATAAAATCAATTTTGTTGCAGGTTCGCCTAACGTATATGATGCACCAACAGGGCATAATTTTGATTTCCTGGTATCCAATTGGAAGCCACTACAAAATACCGCATCGTCTCCGTATGGTGCTCAACCCAATGCTCTTTACACATTGCCTGTCAATGGCACATTATGGTACGATGCGCGACTACAAGATGTAGATATCATGGTTCACGACGGTACTGGGTGGGTTGGTTATCTAACAGCATACCCTGCAACCGATCCTGCTGGTCCTATCATTGGCGCATTAGAGCCAGTTGACGGCGATCGGTCTGACAAAGGCAGTTTGGTTACCGGAGATATTTGGATTAGTACAGCAGATGCTGATCAATATGGTAAAAAAGTCTACGTATATAATGGAATAACCTCTACCTGGGATCTACAAAACACCGCGGACAACAATAGTCCTGATGGATGGGTGTTTGCCAATGCTCGTTGGTCAGACAATGGTGTTGATGGTCCTGAATATGTAACTCCAATTACTGATTTATTGGTCAGTGACTATGTTGATCCTGATGCGCCCGATCCTGCACTATATCCAAAAGGTATTAGATTATGGAATCTACGCAGAAGTGGATTTGTAATTAAGAAATACATTCAAGGTGCAATTGATAAAACCGCACTTAATGTTAGATTCAATGATGAAAGTATGGAAGGGTACAACGCCAATCGTTGGAGTTGCGTCAGCGGAACTAACGAGGATGGTAGTGGAGTTTTTGGTCGTCTAGCACAGAGAAGGTTTGTTGTTAGCGGATTGAAATCTTTTATTGACACCAACACTGCAATCAGAGATACAGACACATTGGTATTCAATCTAATTGCCACTCCTGGGTATCCTGAAGCCATAGTTAATATGGTTTCTTTCAATACCGAAATTGGTCAAACAGCATTTGTTGTCGGAGATGCTCCTTTTAGATTGCAGCCAAATGCCACTGATCTAACGGCATGGGGAATGAATACTGCCAATGCCTACGACAACGGCGATACAGGATTGGTAACACACAATGAATATCTAGGTGTTTTCTATCCCAGTGGTTATACCACAGACAACAAAGGTAAGAATATTGTTGTGCCGGCTAGCCACATGATGTTACGCACTATTATCAATAGTGATGCCAAGAGTTA